ATAGCAGTATTTTCGCTAATCGCCTCTTTACGCTGGGTTTTGCCTTGTGCGTCTTTAGACACATTATCGACCGCATGAGCCGTGCTCTCGGCCAGACGTATTGCCTCATCGGCGTATTTCTTAGCGCCGGTAAAATTACCCTCCAGAATAGCTTTTTTGGCCGCCGCCTGTTTTTCGTCGATCTGTTTTTGCTGGTCGGCATAAGCCTGCACATCGCCCATGCCTTTTTGCTGCAAGGCGCGGACTTTATCCTCAACGCTGTGAGACAGGTTTTCGCGTTCTTCAGCGGTATGGCGGACGGCATCTAATAGACGATGCTCCTCGTCGATCATGCTATCAACCGAGGACTGATAAGCGTTGACCACCGTTTGCAGGCTGCCGATGCGCGCCTCAGCGCCTTGCTGTTCCAGTGCCGGAATATCACCACCCGCCTGGCGTGCTAACTCGATCGCGCGACCATAGGTTTCATTCCAGGTTTGATCCAGCTGGATTTTGGTATTCAGGGCCGCGGCAGTTTTTTCAAACTCGGAGGCAATGACCGCCTGAGTGGTTTCGGCTATTTTTTGTTTTTCGCTGGTTGCATTGTAGTCGACCGCATAAAGGCGCTCTTTTAGAGCAACGTCAATCTGAGCGCTTTGCGCGTCGAATGCCGCGGTAATGGCCTTGGCTGCGGCATCATACGGCTTAACCATTGCCTCGGCGTGAGTAGTCGCCGCACCACGGGCTTTAGTCAATGCCGCATCGACGCCTTCGGCCATTCTCCCGGCTGATGTTTTTAGCTTGTCAAAAATAGTCGGTACCGGCGTTTTATTTATGCTGTCTACAGCCTCCTTAGTTTCAAAAAAATGATTTTTTAACTGAGCTATTTCAACGGCAGCCTTTCCCCATCCTTCAATTGACAAAGAATGAGACATAGCTGTAACCAACTCCCACCACATAGCCGTCACACCCGCAATATAACCACCCAGCGATTTTACCCAACTAAAATTCCGCTCCGCCCAAGAACCCACCTCCCAAGCTATCAATCCAGCCATCGCCACACGACCAGCACCTGCTGCAATAGCAAACGCCGACATCCTTGATGTTGCGGCGGCGGTTCCAGCTGCTGCCGTCGCTTGTGCAGCCGCCAGCTCTTCCGTTGCAGTTGCCTGAGCGATAGTAGCCGCAGTTGCCGTGGCCGCAACCCGCGCTTGCTGAGCACCTAATGTCGCTAGCTCAGTTAACACGATAGCTCTATGCTGCTCAGCCAGCGTTAATTTTCGAACGGCTTCTGCATGAATATAGTGCGCAGCGGTCCCTTCCGCCGCCATAGCGGTTGCAGCTATAGTCGCCTCTGTCTGTGCTATTTGCGCATTAATAGCGGCCAGTCTGACAACAACAGCCTCTCGTGCTACGAGAATTGCCGCCTGCGTTGCTGCCGCCTCCGCTACCTGGGCCTCAGCCGCAGCCACATTGGCTTGTGCTTGTGCTGCGGTCGCAGCTGCTGCTTCTGCAGCAGCCGTAGTCGTTGCTATAGTTGCAGCCCTGGCCGCGAACATCGCCTCCGTGTAAGTGATCAAGGCCTGGAGCTTGTTCGCTCCGAATACAGTCAACAGCACTTCGCCCGCATTTACACCAAGATCGATCAAGCCATCTAAATGCTTAGTGACAAACGCAATACTGTCGGCAATGCCGCGAGTGGCTTCCGAAGCATTTTTTGATTGACCGATATATTTTAAAAACTGATTTTCCAGCTGCTGCCAGGCACCGGAAACCGTCTGCGGCAATGTGGCATATTCAGCCGCCAACTTGTCTTTTTGCGACAGTAGCGCATTAATCACCCGCTCTGAAGTCAGCTCGCCTGCCTCAGCCATTTTGCGCAAGGCAGCAATAGGCACACCCAAACCGTCGGCCAGTGCTTGCGCGAGCCTCGTGCCATTTTCCATAACCGAGTTAAATTCCTCACCACGAAATACGCCACTGGCTATCGACTGGGTAAACTGCTGAATACCGCCCGCTGATTCGGCAGCCGTAGCGCCGGATATTTTAAAGGCCTGGGTAACCGCTTCTGTTGCGTCGAATGCTTGCTTTTGAGTGCCGCCAAGATTTTTTATGCCGATCTGTAGTTTTGTGTACAGAGCAATAACAGTATCGAGCGCTGAACGTGTGCGCTGAGCAATATTGAATAGTTCGCCCTGAGCGGTGTTGAACTCCTGCTCAGATGAGGTGGCGAGTTTGATGCGCGCCGTTAAATTGGCGAATTTGTCAGATAGGCCGACTAAATTTTCCAGCCCTTCTTTGATAGCGACAAAACTGAATAGCCCGATCATCAACGTCTTAACGCGATCGATCTCTTGGCCAATACCGCCGATGCGTTGACGAGCGGTATCTATCCCACGGCTGGCTTCGTCTTGCAGCCTTAGTATGATCTTAGCAACGAGTGAAGTGTCAGCCATGAAAAAACCTGATATACATGCTTACATCCTTGTAACCTGGATACCGGCAATCCCTGCCGGTATGACGTTAAACGTTCGTACGGCGCGCTCTACAAATTACGCAGACTGCCACTTCTTAATGCGATAAGGATTATTGCTGCCCGGTTGTGTCACCATAAACCCCGACAAATCCAACTCGGAGAATTTATCCGACATAAAATCAACCGCTGAACTGGGCGTCAGATGCGCCTCATCAATTTCGATTTCAACGTTTTCGCTGTCCGCCTTATTAACCCCGTCGATCAGGATATAAGCGACAACCTCTGTCGTGGTGGCTGCGACGGTTGCAAACCCTGAATAAGCCGCATTGGCATAATCAACATGCAATGACTCCGCGTTGGTCATAGACCCTGTTGACAGCGGCTGAATCATACCTAGCGCGTAATTTACGGTATAGTCCGTGCCTTCAACATAAGTCACCAAATCAGTAGCCGTATCAGTTACCACCACGGATCCGGCGGTAATATTGCGGTTAGCCAATTTTACAAAACAATCCAGTTTCGCAATGACAACCTCATTAGTCACCGTATGCGCACCGCCGCTTAATACCGACGATTCGCCCATCATAGCTATTGCCATCATTTTTGAGTTAAATGCCGAGAATTTCAGCTTTAGCTCTGCCGGTTCCTGCGTTGATGCCACAGCGGTTACCTGTCCCTCGGTTGCCCGATCCTTCGAGATTTGCGTAATCACTTTTGCTTTAGGCGTGACATTAAAATCGATCACCCCCGGCACTTGTTTTAATCCCTGGAATACGCCATTGATTTTAGTGTTGATATAGACGGTGCCCTTGATCTGTAGTGCGCCAGTTACTTCAGTCATAATTATTTAACTCCAGCTGATTTAGGCGTTACAACGCCACGGTTGCGCAACCAGTTAGCTTGCGCCTCAGTTACGTTGATCTTGTCGCCCTGCTTGCAGGGCTGGCCGCCATGCGTATGTGGCATTAACAGCGTCACCTCAAGGGTGGTCGCAGGTTTTTCGGTTTTTCCGGGTAGTTCAGCCATTGGGCCACTCCTGATGATTAATGGATTGTTGAATTTCACAGCGGCAAGGCGCTGCCGGTAGTGATGACTTTCGTTGAAAACAGCGCTGGAAGATGTGCAAACCCGTTATCGTCCGTAGCGCGGTAGGGGGCTTTTTGCCGGTGCAACTCGCTGTGATCCGGCGATAATAGGAATCCTTGCAACGCAACCAACGCGTTCAGAAGAATCAGCCCGGCATCCTGTCTAGCCGCATTACCGGCATCGGCGACATTTTTTGCGGAGACGATGATCAGCCAAAATTGCTCGCTGCTTTGAACCTTGCCGCGCTGAGACTGGCCGCCTGGAGTAAGGTCGGGCACATCGTCAAAAAAAATCACATTGACCGAGCCGTCCAGGGCATTTTTAGTTACCCACGCAGGAGACGGCGCAGGGCGGATTTTATTCGCGGCGGCAACCTGCTCATCAACCAGACGCTGAATAATCAGCCCGGATGCAGAGAGAAAATTACCGAGCATAGGGCAGCGCTCCGCAGAGGCGCATAGCGTCGCTGCTTAAGTAATATTTATTGAGATTATTATAAAATTTCATGCTGCTAGTGTATGGCAGCATAGGGGGGCTGGGTATCCGAAGCAGTTCGGAAGACAGAATAATGTAGGAGCGGACTTATCCGCGCCCTACAGCGATAGGATGACAGAAGCGGCTAAAGCGCGGCGGCAGACAAAAATAACGCATCCAACTGGTCGGCCGACCAGCCCATTTCGTCCGCAACCTGCAAGACAAGCGCGTTGTCGCGCAGCAATACTACTGCGTATTCCCACTCGATCTGGGCTGCTTGTGGCATAGTGGACACTGCATCGGATACCACGTTCAGCAACCCCGCCTGGAGCAATACCAACCGAGCCTGTCGCATAGTGATCGATCCAGGAACTACCCCCGCCTGGAGTAATGCGACAGCATCTATAATGACCCACGCACCATCCCGCCAAAAACAACCTGAAATAGCTCGATCATATTCCGGTGGCGGAGTTCCCGCCCTGCCCATCCACGGTTGTGGGCTCTCTGTAATGATATGCTCGCCGGTATCCGGACTAAATAAATCGTTCATACTAGACCCCAAGCCTGTTCAGAAGATTATATGAATTCGCCCAATTTGCGTGACCGCGCCATGATGCGATGAATTTGTTAAGCGCAGCATCGTTATTAGATGCGCGGTATTTTTTAATTTTTCGTTTAGCGGCAATTACTGATCTGCGACGGATTAGCTTATGCGTCGGCCAAATACGGTAACCCAGCCAATCCAGCCCATGCGACACATGCCCGATACTCCACTTTGAAAACGTCAGACCCATGTTAGCCTCTGAAAACCACTTAAGCCCGAATTGCAATACCGCCAGCGCCTCGGGGCTATGCGAAAAAATCACCGTGTCATCCATGTAGCGCAGCCAATGCTTAATATGGAGCGTATGAGTAAGATAGCGGTCAAGGATATGCCCATAAACATTAGCAAAAAGCTGACTGGTCAGATTTCCGATCGGTAGGCCGCAGCCAGCGGCGGGAAGAAATGCAGCAATAAGCGCCAATGTACTTTGGCAGCTTATCTTTCTCCTGATCTCGCCATGCAAGACGGCGCGATCAATGTTGGCAAAATATTTTGAATAATCCAGCTTTAACCAGTGAGTAAGGCCCCGACGCATAATAGCTTGCGCCTCAATTACCGCAGCATGCGTCCCTTTTCCCGCTCTACATGCGTAATTGTTAGGCAAGAACGTCCGATCGAAAATAGGCTCTATCACATTACATAAGGCATGCTGAGCCACTCGATCCGCAAAAGGCAACGCGGAAATCTCTCGGCGCTTAGGTTCATTAACAAAGAATATGTTTGGCGGTGACGGCCTGTAACTACCAGTCCGTAGCGCATCTGAAAGCATACGGAGATTTGCCGCCAAGTGTTGCTTAAACTGCAAATGCCCGGCGCTATATCGCTTGCCTTTTGCCGCCTTTTGATAAGCTCGATACAGATTCGGCATACTGGCGATTTCCGCGATTAGATTTTTGTATTTTTTACCCATAAGTTGCAAGTTCGTCTTTCGAAAGTTCCTACTCGACGATCTCTTGACCTCGTAATGTATTTGCCGAAGCAGGATGATGAAGCTGACCACAAAACAGCGTGATCGGCGCCGGCGGCCTTAACCGGTCGGCGCGGAAGATAATCGTCGTCACTGGCAGCCCGCAAGCCGATGTTCCAGTTCGAGTTCCACGGATAGTTGTTCCAGTTGGAAGCGCGAGAGCCAGAGTTCGAGTCGTTCGTACGCGTGCCGCTTTTATCTTAATCATCCCTTTACTGCCTTGCTTTTTATCCATGCGCCAAGCATTTTCCCGGTTTCAGCGAGGTGAATCGATGCCACCTCGTGCTGATGCCGGCTGATGAGCCGCCTGTTTTCGTTAGCAAGGAAACGCAGTAAAAATCTCAGGTGTGCCAATCCGGCATCGGCAAGATACAGCTTTGATATTTGCGCTGATTTTCCTGCCTGCTGTAAAAAGCTAACCTGATCAAACATTGCACCAATCAATCGATCCCGAATGACGTGGTGCGATCGGCGAATATTAAGCGCTATCGGATAGATATAATTTATAAACCCTTCAAACCGCTCAATAATCGCCAGTTGCCGTTGACTGGCAAATTCGTCGCTTAAAAAATCCATCACTCGCTTCCGCTCGCTCAATCAAGTTGCAAGTGGTCACTGGCAGCGCGCAAGCCGAAGGACCAGTCCGAGTACCACGGATAGAAGCCCCAGTAGGAAGCGCGAGAGCCAGAGCTCGAGCCGCTCGTACGCGCGCCGCCTAACAAGACTCTCGTATTGGTATTATGGTACATCTGTCCGCGCCCGCCATTGACACTCCCCCACGCAAATCCGGACGCCTGAGTGCCGGTGTCGCTACCCCATATCCAATGGTGGCCCGTCGCCTGCTCAATCCCGTATTTACTCGTGTAGCCAGGGTTTCGCTGCGTCAGCGGATATGTCGAAGCTGTCGCATCGATTGATTGATTTTCAGTCACTCCAAACGCCGCATCAACAAACTCGCTTTCTCGTAATAAGCGTTTCCCGGCCGCGCGAGCCAGCTCATTAGCCGCCCACCATGTCATGTTCGTATAATTTAACGTTCCGTTGCCGCCGAACGCGATAGGGATTTTGGGCAAAACTGTACCTGACGCTATGTTTGTGCCGGATTTGCTAGTGCCATTTGCGGCTGTATCGGTCGAACATAGATATACATCCACCCATATGTCATTGACAAACGCCATACCCTTTGGCGACGGACATTTAGGTCTAAACCTTAAGTCCCATATTGAGTAGTGGTTGATGCCTGCAAGCTTGTCAACATCTGATTGAGTCCAAATCATGCCGGGGCCGGTTGTTGCGAAGGAGCCACCCGCTACCGTTTCACCGGTCGCAACCAGTCCGTAGTGGAAGCCGCCGATCAAACGACTATTTGATGCTGAGTATCCAGCAGGGTAGGTAAACGAGGAGTCCGCTCTGATGCTGCCATCCGAGCAGGCATAGACTGCGTAATCGACGCCAGAGGTCAGCGTTGGCATAAGAACAGCGGTATCTATAGTGATAGATACCAGGGCACTGCCTACGGCGATCCAAGTATCTGCTTTTACATTCAACGCCCCGGCGCCGACCTTTTCAAAAACAGGGCTAAATGAGTCAGCCTTATCAAACACCAGACGACTATTGGCCTGGCGACCGCTCGCGCTCGTCAATATAGTGATACCCATCCTACGCCCCTAACGTTACAGTGACCGCCGCCGACGTACCGGAAATAGCCGTCAATTTGACATACATGTAAGGCCACTCGGCGCTAATGTAGTCGCCCGCGCTGTCAGTTGTCGTGCCGGACAGAGCCATCGTAAGCAGTAGCGCGCCGCCGCTAGAAAATGAATTGTTTGAGCCGTATACCTCAACTGTCGCCGTCACAACGCCGGTGCCGCTTACGACTGACTGAATCGTGCGTCCTCCGGCACCGACAGCAACAAGCCCCCCTGTCTGCGGCGCATTTGCCGCGTCAAGCATCTTGACGACCGTTTTGCGCCGCTCGGCCTTAATGTCATAATCGGGATGTGTCATGTTTGCTCCTAAAAATCTGCCAGTCTCTCACGGGTAAATACCCGGTCAGCGCTGGTTTTAGTAAATTCAACATCGCCCACACCACTTGCAGCAGTCGTAGCGGGACTACCTAAGTCAAGATCGACCAACCCTTTGACATAGTTATCGAGCTTTTTAATCTCCCGCTCGAATGCTTCTTTAACCGGTTCCGGCGCTACATCGACGTGCAGCAAAAAACGCGTGATGTTAGCGGCAATGCGTGTCAGATCGGTTGATGATGTTGCAAGAGGCACTGTCCAACCCTTAGCGCGTAAGCGTTGATTAATCTCGGCATCGGCGGCATCAATAGCCGCATCCAATACGGCGTCATCGACCACGCCGGCGTTTTGACGGTCGGTGAGCTGAATTAGCTCAGCGTCACCGAATGCCTTCTTTAAATCTGCATATGAGCAATAGGGCATTGTTTGATGTCCGGTTGCATAAGGTGCGCACTGCGCACCTTATGAAGAAAATATTTCGGACGGGACATCTTGCCCCGTCCAGCGCAATTATTTCTTTCTGGCTTTTGCTGTGGAATTGTCACCGGCATCAAGTTCGTTACCGGTATCGGCTTTGTCACCTGCATCAGGTTCGTTACCGGTATCGACTTTGTCACCGGCATCAGGTTCGTTACCGCTATCGGTTTTATCAACGCCTACCATACCCGCAACAATAACCCCGGCCGCTAGAAGCTGCTCAAGCTGCTGTTCGGTAAAATCTTCAGCATCCAACTCATCACCGGGCTCATAATTAACGCCGTCATGGCATATATTATCCAGCGCCACCCAACCCGCTATTTGGGTGCTCATGACGCCACCGCATTATGGAAGTGATAGCCCGCCTCTTTAGCGATAATCAACTCGTCCAATTGCTCGACGACTTTAACGACTTGACCGCCCTTGACGCCTGTACCGGATTCCTGCCGCGTACTGGTTTGGCGATTGCCGAATTCCGCAGTCAAGGCAAAAAACGGCTCAACGAAACCTTGCACAGACTGTACATTCCGTGAAACGCGCAAAAACGACGCATGATTACCCCACAATGGGACTTTACTGGCGGCTTGGCCTTTTTTAGCAGCATTGGCAAAGGTCTCGCCGACATGGATTTCATCCAGTTCCAGCAGATCGGCGACCGCTTGTTTGGTCAATACGCCTTTAGCGGCCATTCCGCCTGCACCACTGGTACGGTTTAAGGCCATCGCCACCGCTTCAGGATGCATGCGTAAAAACCGCCACACACGCTTGTTAAAAACCGCCACATTGGGCCTGACGATCATGCTGTCCAGCACCTCCAAAATCTGCGTAATGGGCGTAGAATTAGTATGATCAGACCATTGGTCGGTGCCGCTTAACGTCGTCCGCAATCCCGCCTCATAGCTGTTTAAATCCTGATACAGATTGCTTACACGGCGCTCACGGCCAAGAGAGATCAAGATTGACAAGCCTGTTGTTGCGATGCTGAGCGGATCGAAGTTCGCACCGGCCGCCCGCGCAACATCAATATCTTTTTGCGGGATAAAATCCTCCAAGCCCCAGTCTTTTGTTCTCGCCGGTACATCATGTGCACCGAATTCCACCTGATTCGCTGCCGATTTACGGCCGATATGGGTATCAACCTCGGTAAACAGCACATCCGAATCCAGCTGCGTGTACATAAACAATTCGGCCGGAACGGGAACCCGAGGGCAAACCTGATCGGCAATCATCCCGGTGGGGGATGTGGCCAGCGCGATCTGACTAAGCCGCGGTTGTACTTCAAAGGGATAATTAGTAGCCATGATATGTCCTTAACCTTGCATAACACTGGGTGCGATGCGCATCCAGATGACATCGTTTAAAACGCCGGATACGGTTGCGTACCCAGCAATATGCGTATTAACACCCGCCGCCGGAGCCGCCGTAACCGCCAGCCCGTTAGCATCGGAAGTCAATTTGTCGCCGCGCGTCACCGTGCCGCCTAAACGCACCTCGACACAATCGTCAACAATAATGTCGGCACGATCGCCCAATACGCCGCCGATATTGCCATTACCGCCGATAATCAAATCAGTTGGGCCGGCGGCTGGAACAACAACCCCGTCCGCTGCTCCGAATTTAATCAGCTGATACGGATCAGTATCTGCCCCCAGTGCATAATTGATAGATTCGCCTTCTCTCATGACTTCACCTTGTCCACATTGGCAGTAACGGCATCGACCGCATCAGCCGTGCTGATATGGATGCCGAATTCAAGTTGCTTGGCTTGATAAGCGACGGCCCGTTGCGCAATCGCTTTATCGCTGACCGCCTGGGCTTGCTTGTCATGACCGGCAATCTCGCCGAATTCCACTTGTTTAGGCAGCTTGGCTAAAAACTCTTTCCGGAACCAGTCCAGTCCGTTGATTTTAGTTTTAGCGTCGCCCTCGCCGAACTCGATCACATCGGCCGGTTTTTCAGCGGCCATAAAAGCCACCAAGCCGTCTTTATCGCGCGGCAATATCTTGCCTTCGGTGATCAGTGATTCTACAAAGGCGCTCGTGGCGCTCAATTTTGTAGCAAACTCGATTTGCGCAAGCTTGGCTTCGCGCTGGCCGAACTCGGCTTCTTTGGCCGTCAGCTGCTCTTGTTGTGCAGCAATGTCTTGCTGCTTTTTATCTAGTTCCGCCTGTTTAGCGGCGATTTCTTCGGGGGTCATAGTGGCTCCAGGGTTTGAGGGGGTAGCGGTATCGGCCTGCGCTGCGCTGCCGGTTGTTTCGGATTCGCCGAATTCGATAATGATTGCATCGCCGCCATCTGCAAATTCCGGCGCAGCCAGCCCTTGTACGGCAGGCGGGTGCGCACCCAGAAAGCCCACATGACGCAGGTAATACACGCCGGGGACGGGGTTGTTAGGACTATCGGGATGGTAAAAAGCGGCGGAGATTTTTGGGAACAACTTATCGTTGACCATTTGCCCGAAGGCCGGATAGACATCTTTGGGGATCGCCGACAAAATGCCGTCGGCAAACGCCAACGAGGCTACCCAGCCAAATGCGGGGCTATCGGTCTGGGGATGACCGACCACCAACGGCGCATCTTTCAGCGCTGGGTCATAGGCCGTTGCGGTCGCAACAACATCGGCTTCGGAAAACGTCAGCGCATCACCACTCATCGTAGTGTGCGTGCCGGGCTTAAAAATTTGGATGAGGTTATTTTTTTTCATGGCGCTCAGTGTAGCGGCCATGAATGAACGGGGGCATCCGAAGTCGTTCGGAAGGGGATTTTAGCGGGGGACGTGTGACACTATAGCAAAATACAACCTGAGCAACCAACGCAAATAAGGGTTCCGACCATTTATAAACGCGCAGACGGGGCGTTTAATCAATTAACGATGCGATACAAGCGTTGAGGTTGATTTGCAGCTGTACGCGGTTTTACTTAGACCCAACCAACCCAGGAGACACCATGACTATCCCATACGTTTCAGAACAAGTCGCTCATGAAAAAGCTCTGGCGCTGGCTGCCCAACTGGAGGGCTTAGCGATTAGCCAAGCGCTTTACATCCTCCAGGAACTCACCCCGCAGTTAATCACCAATAGCCATCGTATTACCAAAGACGCCATTATCGCTGCTGGAGAGCAATTACTTTCTGGCGGCAATACGTGTCGGCGCATAACGCCCTGGTAAAGGGCGCGCATGAATGAAACCGAACAACGCGCTGAACTTTAGGCGCGTCCCGTTGACCAGAGAGTTATACCCAATACGCACAGGCAGAACTATGAATAGAATCATCAACTGGATAAGAACCGGCGACGCAGAGTTAAATTATCCGCTGGACGATTATGATAGAGAACGTCATAAATTCCACTGGATCGCTCTGGTAGTGACTTTAGCGGCTTGGTTTTTTACTATTTACGCAATTGTATAACGCCATGTTCAGGCGACCGCCTGAGGAAAGACCTTAACAGCAAGATGAACTTTGAAACGCACATATTTTAAACAGCGCTCGCGTCGGCGGGTCGCCTGCAACTAACTGTTAGGCTTAACAATGTCTCCAGAAGAATTTATTAAAAGAGCAAATAAGGCAAATAATAACTTGGAAGAAATTGACCAGCTCTGCTATTTGTGGCTTGAGCAAAAAGCGGCTCAATGGCAAAAGAACGGCAGAATAGCTGTAGATGCGCTTCAAATATTTAAACGCCTTACCGAAAATTAAAGCGCAAGCCCCTAACGCGAAATAGGCACACAAACCGGCGTCTATCACAACAAACACACCGTTTTATGCAATAGTTGAAACGTTTGGGACGGGGTTGCAAACCCCGTCCCGCCCAGCCAACGCTGGAGCGTTGCGGGATGCATACGATACAACGATACATATTTTCTTTAGGAGACACCATGAACACACTCACCCCACAAGACAAACTCGAACTGGCTACACGAATCAACCAATTGATGGATGATTTCTTTGCCGAAAAACAATGTCGGCCGGATGAGGATGTATTGCTGCTGGCATTTCATGCCCGCGCTGACATCAGTACCCGACGCTGCCTATTAAGCAACCGGTTCGATTAGCCTCTTGAAAAGCTGATACAAATAATTCACCAGCATTTCATAATCCGAGGTCTCCTTGTTAACGCAGGCGGCCTTAGCTTTGTAGGTAAGATCGCCCAACATCGCACTCTTGTTATGCGCCAGATCAGCGGCCGTCTGCGCCGCCAATTTCAATAGTTCAATTTGCGTTTGTTCGTTCATTATCATTCTCTCGGTTTGGGTTTGGCGGCAATGACCACTATTGAATTAACAAGTGCGCTAGTTAAACGCTTAAGTTAAGTTGCTTAGTGGGGCGTTTTAAGCCCTTTTTTTCCTCCCTTGTTGCGTCTCATCCTTGTTGTCCGCTTTAGCGGCTATAAAGGCCATGCGTTTGATGGCCTCCTGATCCTCCTTGGCGCAATGCTCGACGTTATCCAGTAGCGCGGCTTGGTCGGGTCTGAGCACCCGTGCCCCGGGCAAGGTTCCTGAAGAGATACCAGTCAGGATGTATTGCACGTCGGCACCGGCTGCGGCAAATGCGAACAAAACTTCTCCTCCTGGAACTGCTATTCCTCTCTCGTATTTACCCCACATTTCCCTGCTAACACCACATAACTCGGCGGCCTCGGCCTGATTTAAGCCAAGATCTTTCCGTGCGGTTTTTAAGCGTTCAGCAGAATGCGATAAAAAGTTCTCATCAATATTTGACATAGATAACTTAAGTTCTCATAATTAACACAACACGAACACAAACCAAACGCTGACCAACTTTAACCGGAGCGAGTCATGACAACACAAACACAAAAAACACCCGACGAGGTCAAAGCCGACTTTCTGGCCAAGGGCCTCACCATTTCCGGCTGGGCGCGATCCAACGGCTATAAGCCGCGCGAGGTCTCCCTAGTCCTAAACGGCCAAGTCAAAGGCCGTTACGGCAAAGGCCACGATATAGCCGTGGCCCTGGGCATTAAACCGCACCCCGACCAAGCCGCCGCTTAATACGTATCCCTACTTACGTCACTTTACCTAAATAAAACTACTGAGGACACCCCTATGAGCACTACCGATCAATCCCTAAAAAACACGCAGCTTTCCCCAGTGGATGCGAAAGCTATCTCCGATGCATTGATGCCTACTTATTTAGTAAACGCAAAGCGCCTGCAAGCTCTGCGTGACCAGATTGCCAGCCTTCGTCAGGGTGCGAGCTGCCCAGCTGATCCAGGTCTTTTGCCAGGGCTTCAAGGTTTACGTAGTCTTGCGCGGCCAGATGGTGCGCTAACGCCGTATACGCACTGCTTTGCACCGCCTGCGCCAGCGAAATTCGCGACATTTCGGCAAGCAGTTGTTCGGCTATGTTCGCGATTTGTTCATTGGCATTCATAAAGCTCTCTCATTTTTTAAAAGTTAATTTACCGAGGATTTAGCCATGCCCCAACAACACAACACCCCAAGCCTGCCCAAAGTAATGCATGTCCGATTTCTGGAGATTATCGCCAGCGACATCAACGACCTGATCAACCGTAAAGCAGATAAACCGCTGTTAAAAGCCAATCTCCGTGTATTGCGCGGCCTAATCAGTAGCTTGGCGCTCGCTTACGCCGATCAATACTGCGAGCGTTCTCAGTATTTTTCGCCGCAGCTTGAACAACTCAGATCGCTCTTGCCCAACGCCATCGATGACCAGGTGGACTGGCTGAGCGCCCTACTTGCCGCGCAGCAATTTGTAGCTCGCGAATTAGACCAGATTAAGGAGTAATCAACATGCCCCAACCCAGCGCAACCCCATTACAAACTGCCCAAGCCAAGCAATTGGCCGCCCGGCGCAAAATCCAGAATCTACCCCAACAGCCGCCAAGAGCCGCGCTACCGGATACTATCAACTGGCACGACCACTACCTAAAACGGGTGGCGAAATGAGCACAGCGCATAATGCCTTAGGCTTTTCGCCTGACGATGCCGTTATTGGCAATAACGCTAAAGCCAGCCCTGATGTTATGGATATGGTAGAGCGCATGGTTCAAGAGGGCACGCGCAAAAATGGACGCCGGATCACGAGTCACCGGGAGGCTTTGCGAGTTGTGCAAGACGTTTTTGCCATGACACAACATCCATCTCACGAAATCCCTTGGGTTCACCCTTCGAGTAATCATCAAGCCACTCCTGTAGCTCACGAATCGCCATCTCTGCATGCTCAGCCGGAAAAGCCTGCATTAGTACACCGACCAGTGCATTTAGCTTCCAGATATAGCCTGAGTCGCTTTCCTGTACCCGCTCCAGTTCGTCGATTCTATCGAGCAATGGCTGCTGGGCTTTTTCAATTTCGTGCTGTATGGCGGCAAGAATGATCGGATTCATCGTGTTTCCCCAAGTTGATTTAAGTCGGGGTTATTTTCGCATTGTGCAACGCCGTCGCGATATATGCAAGATTGGTTTTTGTTTGGAAGCCGCTCAGGAGTGCTATCCCCAATGAGCCAGCGAAATTGGAAACGGACGCAACCCCGCGATTTACGGGACGCGATGGACTTATGCCTGGAATACGCGAAGGTCAAGCATAACCGTTCCGTTGACACCGTTGCTGACCTGATGAGCTTAGCCAGCAAATGGACGCTGTATAAGTGGATACAGGAAGCCAGCATGCCGGCCCGATCGATAAAAGGCTTTGAACACGCCTGCGGCATTGATTACGTCAGCCGCTGGTTGGCGATGAGCGGCAATAAGCTGGTGATCGATATACCCAAAGGTCGCAAAGGCGGGCCGGAGGACATTCAGGCACTGCAATCCGCCAGCCATGACGCGATCGGAGCCCTGATGAAATTTTACGAGGATAAAAGCAACGCCGAGGAAACTTTGGCAGCACTACAAACCGCCTTGGAGCGCATGGCTTGGCACAAGGGCAATGTTGAAAAATATAGGCAGCCAGAGCTGCCGTTTGATGAGGAGTAATGGCTATGAATAAAGATGATTTGGCATACGCACTCGCTAAACAGCTACCGAGCATGGAGCGGGGCTTTGAGATCGCTACTTCTTACGGCACGTTTACCATTGAAGCCGAGGATTCCGCCCCGGTCATTAAAGCGCTGACCAAAATACTGGCACGCAAACTGGCCACATTGGCAAAGGCTTAAGCATGGCTACGCAAGATATTAAAAGCGCGGTCAAAGTGTTTGCGGTGCTGGATGTACTGCTACGCAACTTCGCGCACGGGTTCAGCCCTAAAGAATTGATCGAAGCCACCTGCTTTAGCGGCACCGACATTACTCGCTATGTCAATACACTGGTACAGGTGGGGTATGCCGAACGCATTCAGGACACAGGCAGAATTAGGCCGAGCGAGCGATTGGCGAGGCAGGCGGTACTGATATTGAATTCACTTAATGCCGCCGAAAAACAATTGGCGGAACTCAATCAACGTATTAACAGGATGTAATGATGAGCAATACCACCACGCCCGATAATGCATTAACACCTACGCAAGAGGCCAATGTTCAGCAACTGGTTGAAGCCGGTAACCAGATGTCGCTTGCCAATGCCGCAGTTATGCAGAGTTTTGATGTAATCAAGTCCCTGGGCCGTATTGAGGCCGCTAACTTTTTTACGACCGTCGGAGATAAGTTAATTGCAGAAACGGCCATAAATATCCGTGATGGCAAGCAATACAAGGGGTTGCCGTACAAAGACGAAAACGGAAATCTCCGACAGGTCGGAGATTTCCCAGAATTTTGTAAAGTTTTCCTGGGTAAATCATACACCAGAACAATGGAGTTAATTGGTAATCACAATTTATTGGGCGCTGATTTATACGAGCAAGCAGAACGCCTCGGCTTTCGCCAACGCGACTACAACGCGCTCAAGACATTACCAGCCGATGACCGCCAAATCATCGCCCTGGCAATAGAAGCCGAAGACCTGGACAAAGCCCTAGACCTGATGCAACAACTCGCCGCCAAGCACCAGCGCGAGAAAGAGGCGGCAGCCAATGAGCTGGCAAAAGCGACAGCATCGCTGGTGGATCTTGACCTTATCGTCAAAAATAAAAACGAATTGCTCAACCAAGCCACGGACAAACTGGTTTTGCTGGAAGCCGCCAAACGCACAGAAATCTCTGAAGTGTATATGCCGGGGCATGTTCAATTGACCGCCCTGCAAGATTATACGCGGCGTCTGACATCGATGATTACCGCCACGCTAAACAGCGAAATTATCAAGCTGTATAAAGAATTTGAAGGCCAGCCGCCCAAGCATATCGAACTGGCGGCACGGCAGTCGGTTGGGCTGATTGTTACCGCCGCTTACGGTGTCGCCGAAAACATGGGTTTTGAACCGATTATGGAGCCTGAACAGGCGGCAGACGAACCCGGCAGGGCTGAAGCCAAGGCATTTGAAGCGTATATGGCGACACAGTGCAATACGGCAGAGGATTTTGATGATTTTTTTGACGATGCCCCCGCTAAGGTAAAACCGACGAAAAGGGCGCAACCTGTCGCCGATACTGACACTGGCGAATAACCATGCATCCCGCCTATATACAGCAGTTGGTAGGCATTGCCGACGCGGTGGCGGCGGCAGCTCACGGCGAGAAAGAAACGATTTATCAACGCGCTTGTCAGCAGCTTAGCACGAGCCGAGGCACGCTACTCAGGCACCTGAAACAAGTCGCCGTCAGTAAGCCGCGCAAGCGTCGGGCCGATGCCGGAACGGTTACGTTGAGTCAAGCCGATGCTGACATTATTTCGGCCTATTGCATGGAGGGCTACCGTAAAAACAACCGCAAGATAACGTCACTAAAAGAGGCGATCCAAGTGCTGAGAGACAACGGGGAAATTATCGCAGCGACGTTGGATACGGCAACGGGTGAACTGGTGCCGCTGTCCGATTCGGCGATTGCTCACGGCTTGCGCACCTATAACCTGCATCCCGAGCAGCTGCGCCAGGCAACACCGCATACTAATTTGCAATCGCTGTACCCTAACCATGTGTGGCAGGTCGATGGCTCTGTGTGCGTGATTTATTACCTGCCCGACGGCGGCAGCGAGCTAGTGGAGCTGGACGACGCTGTGCATTACAAAAACAAGCCGCAAAATTTAAAGGCCATTGAGCAATTCCGGGTGATCCGCTATGTGGTCAGCGACCATGCCAGCGGGGTGATCCGCTACCGCTATTACCCGCACTCAGAGAGCGGCGAGCATACCGTGCGGTTTTTAGCCTGGGCGATGGCCCCCAAGCCCGGCAATGATCCGTTTCACGGTGCGCCAATGATTGTGATGGTCGATCCGGGCGCGACTTCAGGCGGCTTGGTGCGGCGGTTCTGCCAACGGATGGGTATTGAGCTGATCGTCAACAAGCGGCGCAATCCACGGGCCAAGGGCAGTGTGGAAAAGGGCAACCATTTGGTGGAAACATCGTTCGAGCAGGCATTGCGCTTTATGAAAAAACGCCCAGCCGATTTCGATCAGCTTAATGCCCTGGCGGAAACCTATCAGCTTTGGTGGAACGCGACCAAGGAGCACAGCAGGACTAAACGCACCCGGTTTGCGGTGTGGCTGACCATTACTGCCGAGCAGTTGCGCATTACCCCCAGTGCCGAGGTGTTGCTGAGTCTGGCAACGGATGAGCCGATTAAGCGCCAGGTACGCGGTGATTTAACCGTATCGTTTAAAAACCGGACGTGGAAAGTCGACCACGTCCCTGGCGTGTACGTAAAGAGCGACGTGTTTGTGCATTGGCACCCGTTTATGGTCGATACCGCGATGGCGGTGATCTGGGGCGAGGATGGGCAGGAGCAGCATATTGCGCTGTATGAAGATAATACCACTGCGCTGGGGTTTAGGCAGAGCGCGGCGGTGATCGGCCAGGAACACAAGGCCAAGCCGGACACGGTTGCGGACACCAACCGCAAGCGTATTCATCAGCTGTCCGCCGGTACCGACACGCTGGCCGCAACCGAGAAGAAGCGCGACAACAAGCATTACACGCCGTTTGATGGCCGGATTGATCCGCTGTTGGCGTCTAAGCAGGAACTGCCGACGTTTATGGCTAAGCGCGGCACGGCGCTGGGCATTCAGACCCCGACTGTCGAGTTGCTGCGCAAGAATATAGTGCAGTCAGCTGTATGGCTAAAAGGGCGACTGGGCAGCGAATATCAGCCGGAGTTGCTTGCGGATGTGCAGGCACGGTTTCCCGAAGGAGCGACTGATGAGGATTTAGAAACGATGTTGGCTGATCTGGCGGCGGGTAGAGCTGCGACCGGTCGGGCTAAATTACAGGTGGTTTAACCGTCATTAAACGAAGATAAAACGATGGACAAAATTGATAAAAACAAAATTGAGCAATACATGCTGAATCATGAAATCAAAAGTGTTGATGCAATGCTAAGGATGTTTACTGCAATGCAAAAAGCTTTACGGAATATTTCAATCGATATACAAAAATTACAGGAAAACGAGTGTTTGGAAGATGACTATGAATGGGATTAGTAGCACGTAGGATGTGCTGAACAGAGTGAAGCGCATCAATCGCGACCGATGCGCTAACCAATCAATACGAAAGAGATAAGAACATGGCTGAAAAGATAAAACCTCTATCGGAACACGCCAGAACGGAGCTGCGGCACATTAAAGCAAATCCGATGCCTCGTAACTCAGTTAATCCGGGCGAAGTAGGTCGGCTATTACGGGAATCGTTAGTCGAATCGGTGATGATGACTTCCCCGTTTCCTACACATAAAGGACGAGACATCGAGCATTTGAGGATTACCGATGCTGGGCTAATCGCTTTGACACACAACTAACAACAACCCCACCTCAACCAAAGAGATAAGGCAATGGCAAAAACAATCATCATCGAAGACCTCGATAAAAAGACAGAAAGCTTTGAAGTCAAGGTGCTTAAGTTTCAAACACCGGATGAACAGGATGCCGCTGACACGTCGGCAATATTAATCGGCGACCATCTCGCTGCCGCATTGGCTCATAGCATTTCGAAGATGCAACCAAAGACGACAGCGTTACCCATGCAATCAGCGTCTCGACACTAACATGCTGGCGCTAAAAAACCTACTGCTAAGCAACGGCATCAGCCAAGCGCAACTGGCCCGCGATCTGATGGTATCGCCCGCTTTGATAGCACAGCTGTTGAATCATGAGAAATGGCCGACCAGCCTCGATAAAAATAACCTGAAAGGCGTGATTACCGAAGTGCTGGCCAACCGAGAAATTGCCGTTGACGCGGCAATGTTTGAAGCGGTTGCGGATTCCGAGTCCGCGGCCTTTGTCACCCCCAACCCAGAGAGTATTGATATGTTACTACGCAAGCAAACCCTAACACCAGCGGCAAGAAAACATTTCGCGTTATTTCGCGATCCTTTTAATGAAGACGTGAACGATGCCGAGGATGTGTTTACCTCGCCGGACATCCGCTATGTGCGCGAGTATTTGTGGACCACGGCCCGGCATGGCGGCTTTGTCGCGGTGATCGGGGAAAGCGGTTCCGGCAAGACCACCTTGCGCCGCGATTTAAACGACCGCATTGCCCGCGAGGAAGCGCCGGTGATTGTAATCGAGCCGTATGTATTGGGCATGGAAGACAACGATGTGCGCGGCAAAACGCTAAAGGCTTCGGCGATTGCCGACAGCATTATCCTGACCTTGGCTCCGCAGGAGAAGCCCAGGATGTCGATGGAAGCCAAGAGCCGCCAATTGCATCGCATTCTGAGAGACAGCAAGCGGGCCGGATTCAACCACTGCCTGATTATTGAGGAGGCGCACGGGCTGCCTATTGCCACGTTGAAGCACCTGAAGCGCTTTTTCGA